TCAATACACTTTTGCGCTTGCTTCCACAGTTCAGGTATTTGATCATAAGTTTTTCGATAGACTTGGATAATACGGTTCGCTTCATCCGCTTCAATTTCCACGCCAAATGTCTTGAGCTGGACTTGGAATTTCTGTGAGCCCATGCCGTAACCAGCGCCGAGAATTGTCGTCTTGCCGACGAAGCGTTCGCCCTCCGATATTTTTTCCACATCCTTGCCATATATAGCCGATGCCATGATTTTATATACATCTTCACCCTTATCAAAAGCTTCTACCAAATCGTTCTGCCCCGCCAACCAAGCAACAGTACGAGCCTCAATCTGCGATGAGTCGCAGTCAATCATCATGTACCCATCAGGCGCACGTATAGACTTCTTTAACTTGCCTGCGTTGTTACCCCGACTGGGTAGGTTTTGTAGATTGATCTTGTCATCACCGCCCCACCTTCCTGTATGCGCTGCGTAATATTTAATCGGCACAGGCAACAAGCCACGAGTAGAAATGTCAATAAACCTCTGCGTTCTCGTCTCTTCCAAAGTTGTTTTGTTACCTAGCCTTGCGGACACCAGAGCCTGTACCCGTGGATCAATATGCTCTAGCAAAGCCTTGAACTCTTCGTCGGTCTTGGCAAATGCCCACGCTTCCTTGCCTGTCCTAGCACTAATCTTGGTAGGGGGCACGACACCCAAAGCCTTTAGTAACTCAGCAAACCTATCGCTACTCATTAGGTCGTCGATGTCAGCCTGTGCAGAGTCAAGCAGTTTAGCCTTTAGGTTCTTGACGTTCTCAAGATGCTCTTCCAACATAGTCTTATCCAAGACTAACGATGGTTGTATAAACATCTTTAGCGTTGTATCTATAACCTTTAATTCCTTTGTTGGGAAAGTTTTTGCTAGTATCTTGAATAGGTCGTAGGTTATAGCCACGTCATTGATACAGTACTTCCCATACAGATCTAGGTCTACATCGTAGAAGTCCGTGCGTCGTTTACCCTCGGCACGAATAACCTCATCCCCCTTTGCCCCAACTTGATAGCGTTCAGCCAAAGCCTTGAGACTGCCTCCTGCATCCACCCCATGCACCGCCCGAGCCATGCACAAGGTATCAAGATAACCTTTTGGTTTAATGCCAAAGTGCCAATTCAAAATCGCCCCATCGAACTGCATGTTGTGAGCCAAAGCCAAAGCATTCTCCCAATCAAACTTCTTTAGGAAAGCCTTAGTATCAGCTTGGGTTCCACTAAACCATTCAGGTTGTTCGTTATCCACCGCAACGGCAACACCAATCACTTCAAATCGGTCGTCACGAATGTACTCCTCAGTCGTCAGCTTGGTTAAGCTAAACGGCTTGTCGTAGTAAGTCTCAAAGTCTAGAGTAATAATCACTTAACTAACTTTCTATTTTTCTTTTCTATTTTGTTATAAGAGTCTAGAGCATCAAGAATCTCCTCTTTCTGCCGTTCAGTAAGTTTTTCTCTTGTTGTTACTGGTGTGCCAATGTGGGGTATATTGCTCGTGGAATAAATTGGTTTATCCCATAATTCTTGTTGAGTTATTTCTTTTGGGGTATCTGCCAATCGACGCAACACATCAGACGTAAAGTTCTCACGACGTACGTCTTCCAACTTCTCATAGAGCGCATTGACTTCGGGGTCGGTCAAGAATGGTAGGGGGGCATCCTTTGAATGCGCTTCAGGAATGCTTTTGCGAGCGTGTACCGCACCAATAATGTCGCCCCATTTACCTGAGTAATCTTCAAACTCTTCGGGGTTGGTGTCCATGCGATCAAGCAGGATTTGTACTCCTTGATTCATAACATCTTTGTTCATCTAGCTTCTCCTCTAATTGATCTACGTTCTTCAGCAGAGGCTAATATGTGCCCCACCTTACTTGCTGATACATACTCTTGGGTCTCTTCTTCTACTTCGTATGCACCAGCATTAAACTGTGCCGTAACCAAAGACTGAAACTCAGGTGCAGTTACCAAGCAATCGTAACCCTTCCACGTAAACTTGTTGACACCACGAATATGCTCTTTAACTGTAGTAATTTTGCCGTCATAGTTACGTTGATGTTCTTTAACATAATGCACGATCTTCTTGTTACGACCCGATATAGTCTTAATTGTCTTATCTCGATCAGCAAAATACTTTTTAGTTAGCGATTTATCTACGGCAAAGGTTATTCTGTCGCCACTCTTTTTAACTGCGACACTCCAACGTTCGGTTCTTCCTTGCCACCAATCGACCATCCACTTAAAGAAGTTTCTAGCACCTAACTCGCCGTTACGCTTGGTCTCTTCTTCATCTTCAATCAAAGCCCCTTTTACAAAAGCTTTTCTGTCGTATGCGTATCCTTTATTTCTACCCTTTGTTACATAAACAGATTTAGTTGTATGCTCTTTACAGAACTCGTACGATCCATCTTTACGCACCACCACCCAAGCACATATCCAAAACAACTTCTTATCCATGCGATAAGCCATGCCAATTTTATAAGGCACACCACTTATCTTTTCTACATTCCAAGGAAGCTTCTTGTTCTTGATACCAAACATAAAGTCAGGAGACACTTGATTCTTTTTCTTAGCCCCTTCATGGTCAGATGGAATTGCTATAAACATCATGGCAGGTAAGTTCTTGGGGTTTACTTTCAAATTATCTGCATCGTCATGCCATACTGCTTGCCAAGGGTTAGGCACATGCGCACCCAACTTCTTTAATCCTACGATTTCGTCTTGTGTCAGCCACCCCCCACCCGAGTACGTTGATACCCTATAAGCATCAAACGTATGATCCAAATGATCTAGCAACTCACCAAGAGTCTCAGGAAAGTCTTGCTTTTCATCAAGTGCTTTGTCAGATTGTTTAGTTTCTACAACAATACCCTCGTCAATAGGTTTAATTAACTCAGGGTTCTTAAACCACCCAAGAATTTTAATTAAGCCACTACCAAGCCTTTCTAATATCTCTGCCATTATTGCTCTCCTAGATATTTACTTAACTCTTTGAACTTAACACCTTCCCTCAACACCTTCACACGTCCGTCGGTTGGGGATGGCTCAAGCCTAAGTAGTTTTCTTTTGGTTAAATTTTTAATGTGTTTGAACGTGGTCATGGGCGACGTTTGTTGGAACCCATTGGAGAAAGCCATGATAGTAACCTCACCTTTACGCACAATCTCATCAAGGATAATTAACTCAACAGGCTCAAGCCCAAACTTGTCCTTCGTTCCTTTTAGCTTCGCCACAAATTTGTCGAACTTCATTTACCTCTCCTTAATGCGTAGTAGTTGTATCTGTTTTGTTTGTACCGCACGTATAGCTTCCCTTCTTTAGTCAGCACGCTAATGTAATACCGAGCTTGCCGTATGCGAATCCGCATTAGCTTGGCAACATCTTTTACATTGACGGCATACTTGCCACCCAGCACCCGAATCAACCGCAACTTCTTGCCGTTACTCGGCTTGGCTCTCGGTCGTCGGTTCTTCATCACATCTTTCAATTAAAGCGGCATATCCGCAGATGTCCACCACAGAGTCACGATGGGTCATATCATTAGCCAACCTAGCAGTCTTCAATAGAATCATCATCAATGCAACATCTTTGTCAATTAGTTCGCCCTCACCCTCAGTAGCCACACCGCACGCAACCAAGTAAGCGTTCCACATCTTTGCAATAGTCTTTAGATTCTTTGCAGGATGCCCATAGGTCTTTTCCCGATCACCATAAATAATCGTGTGGGCTTCTTTTAATACAGTTAATTCACTCATTCATTCTCTCCATAAGCACGTAGCTTTGCTTTTAGTCGTTGGTTATCAGCCTGCAACACCTGTAACTGTTCGGTGATTATGTGTAGCTGATGCCTCAACATCTCCTCGGTATCATCTTTATCTTGTTGTTGTACCCATCCTACAAATGGTATTGGTATACCACCTGAATACTCGTCATCTTCTTTCTTCATGGCATTCTCCCGATCTTCACTTGTCCACGTGGTCATCCCCTACCCTCCTCGTCAAAAGATGCAAGATACTGTTGCAGTTCATGCAAGTTCTCTTCGTTAATCACAAAAGTAACCCCACCGCTTTTACGTATCAAGGCTAACTCCCTTTCCTGCAAAGTAGTTGTCGTGCCTTTTCCTGCCTTAGTCTCAATGGCAATAAACCGCCCATCAAAACAAGCGATGATGTCAGGCACACCCGACCGCCCGTAGCCATGCGTAGCAGGCATGAAGTTATAAACCCCATACTCTGCTAGGACTTTACGGACTTTATCCTTGACCTTCTTCTCAGGGGTCATTTGAATAACTGTTCGATCTTGGACTCGAGATATTGGATAACCGCAACGTTACCTCTACTCTTGATCTCTAACTCGTGGTATGCCTGTTTCCAATACATAGCCAAGCGTTGCATCTCCGCTAGGTCTGTCTGTAAACGTTTAATAGAGTCTGTGGGTTTTGTGTAACCCCGTTTGGCTTTCGTGGTTTTATTAACAGGTGTTAACTTTTTCTTAGCGTTTTTCAGGTAGCTACGTATCACATATACCTGACTCTTTGAGAAGCCTGTCTTTTCGCAAATCTCCTTAACAGATATGTTTTTATCTGCATCCATCAAAGCTTTTACTGCACTTACTTTAGTATTTTTCATAGCACTCTTTCTTAAGTTTATGCGCTTGGTAACGCATGTATTTGTTTATATTCCTCTAAATCTAAATAAATCGTAAAACAATTACTAACAAGTCTCCTACCAACATCTTTTACAACAGGCTCGGATGAGTCGTCCTTCACCTTGAGCAAAGCAATCCGTTCCAATACATACTTTGGAAGTAGATCGGACTTGATTGTCTTAGCTTCTCTAGTCGGGTTGTTGTTGAGTGTTGCCATCTCCACACCGCCCACACTATTCGTTACTATACCTAATGTATATGGCTTTTTCTTCTTCACGTTTTTCCTATAAAGTCTACTACATTATCAATGTATATAACAATTATAGAATTGTCAACTATTTTTTATTGGGAAAAACCCTCGATCCAAAACTCAATATCCGAAGACTTATAACCGACATCAGGCACATGTTCGTTCCTATCCATCATCTTAAGCAGACCAACTTGTTGTTGGATGAACGTAGGTGCCGCTGCCAGTGAATCGTATGTAGTAGCACCCACCTCCATATTAGATTGTTTCATCAATACCGCAACCGTTACGGACTCATCAGGGGCAATATGAACATGCACCCTTGGGAACTCTGTATCTTTCACTTTCATATACTTCTCAAGAACGGGGAATCCTTCATGGATTAGCTTCTTAACCACATCAGTCTTAGGCTCGTATCCCAACATCTTCATATGCATGACTTCTTCATATAGCACATCCATATCCGCTAGTTTGTAGTCCCGTGCCTTCCACATAGCTTTTTCTTTGTGTTCATTAAATGCTTGTTTAGCAGTCGCTAGGGTTCTATTGGCAATCTCTTGCGCTGTATAGGGTTTGAGATACTCCTTCATATACTTCAATACCTTACGCACGTCTTGCGTCTTGCGAGTATGGAACTCGCTATTGTGCATGTTGTATTTCTCATTCTGAATCAAGCGACTCTCAACCACAATCTTGTCGTTATCTGAATAGACTGACCCAAGACTGTTTCGCACATTTGCTGACGTGTTCGACGATACAGGGAATCGACTGTCTACGAACGATATGAACTCAGCGTTAACCACCCTGACCTCAACAGGAAAGCGACTGATCTGTGTTCGCCTAAAGTCTGACAACAACTGCACATATCTTGGTGTAAGTTTTTCTACATCATTAAGCACTAACATTCTCTTTCTCCTTTTCAATTACGGGCTTCAAAAATTCGGATTTAACCCCCACCTCAAGCATTCTGACTACATACGGATATTCCAAATCCCATCCGTCATCACCAAATGCCTCTTCTTCTATGTCGTCTGCGTTTTCGCCCACCCTAGCAAACCTGCACGCAAAGTTTTCGTCATAATTTTCAGCCAACTCCATCAACTCTGCAAAGGCTTTCTCGCTATCGTCATACCACTTCCAATAGTTATGGGTAAACAAAATGTAGTCAACCTCATCCGCACTTTCCATGTAATACATGTTGTCTAACATCTCTTTCAACGCATCCTCAGCATTGACTCTCGTCAAGGCTACGAACTGCTCGGGTTCCTTCACCCGTAAACAAAATGCCACCTCACTTCGGTATCCCATTACTCATCCTCTCTTTTACCCCACAACACAGGGGCAATTTGGTTTGGTATCGAATCAAATACTTCTTTGCTGACTTCTTCAAAACACCCAACTTCCACTGCAACTTCACCGCCGTTAAAGTAATAAGTTTCATCGTCTTCACAATAGCAATTACCATAAAAGTCTTCTGCTATGTCGTGGATTTTTAGTCGGGGATTACCATTAGCAGAAAAGCGAATTGCCGTATCTACCTCGTATTCCCCAAGCGTAATGTTCAACGACCCTAAGTAATATTTCATTTCATTCTCCTTAACATTGTGTCCTGTTTCTAACACTTTAATTAAAGCCTCGGCTTGTTTTTTGGTATCGCACCGCTTAATCAAGTCGTCGCCATTTACATGAGAAAACAAAACTTCCCACTTACCTTCTCGCTTTACTGCAATATACATTGCCATAGCACTCTCCTATTTATTAACATCTGTTAATCAAAACATACCCAAGATCTCATCAACCTTGGCTTTTACATCCAACCGCAAATCGTCGTCTT